AGCGTCGTTCCAGCACCTCCCGGAGCCGAATCCTCGACTCCTCCTTCATCGTCCCCTTCACCTTGACGTACATGTTCGGGGTGGCGGAGTTGTCGAAGAACTTCTCCTGGTGGCGCATCATCTTGATGTCCGTCCGCAGCTCGGTGGCGACCACCTCAACCCAGGACGCTCCGAGGAACTGACGGTCCGGATGGGGGAGGGGAGCCCACATAGCCATTTCTTCCCGCATGATCGGGACCGGACTGCCCGATCCGATGCCGTTCGGCCAGTATCGGAAGCCGTCGAGCTCGAATCCGTCGGTCACCACCTCGATTTTCACCGGGTCAAGGGGTTGGAGACGCGACGGGGACGACTTGTACACGAACGCCGTACCGGACAGTGACGCGTCCAACTCCATCCGCTTCAACAGTTCGGTACCGGTACCTCCCGGCCAGGGACGTTCCAACAGGCGGAGAGAGGCATGGTTCTTCGTCAAATCCCCGTTTTCGAGGCTGCGGAGGGCGAAACGGACCTCTGAGAACACTCTCTGCCGGGCGTTGACCGCTGAGTGGACGGTGGAGGAGATCGTGTACGCGTTGCGGGCGTTGCCCAGTTTCCGTTCCGTCTGGTTCGCCCAGGTGGGAAGGATCTGGACGAGGCCCTGGCGTTCCTCGACGGGACCGCGCGAGGCGAGACGGGTGAGCAGGTTCATGTCACTCCTCGAAGTCGAACAACAGGCCCGCCAACGCCAACATCACACCAGACACAACCAGAGCCGCAGGAACCGACCACAAAGCGGTCCCGGCCACGATCATCAGACAACCCAGGACCGTCACGAGAACAGCCGTCAAGGCTTCCGGCCCAACGCCGCACCGACGATCCGGCCCGCCCAATGCCCAGCAACCTTCGACTTGTCGGCCTGGTCAAATCGGATAATTCCACTGAGGGCCGCATGGATGATCTGTTCGCACTCAACCGAGGCCGCGCGCCAGTCAATGTCATCAGTGTGAATGGTTTCGTCGCTCATACGAACATCACTTGCACGTCAACCTCCGCCTCAATCTCCATCGTCTCCGCCGCCTGCAACGCCAGAACATCCGCGACCGCACCGTCAATCTTCCGACCGTCCCCCGGCTTCGACAACACATACAAAGTACGCATATCGTCCTCAGGGTCCTTCGCCCGGGCCTTCTTCTTCTGCGCCGCCAACACATGACTCGTCACAACCGGATCGCCATCATGGGTGTGCGTGCCCAACGCGATAGCCGTCAACCAACGATCCACGGCCGGTGCCATACGACGGTCCTGGTTCGTATCAAACGCCAACACGACCTCTTCCCCGTAAATCTCCGCCCACTGCTCCAACTCCGACCACCACTTCGGAGGATCAGCGAACACCCGGCCCACCGTGTACCGCTCGAACGTTTCCGCCAACGCCTCATGCACTGCCTGACGGTTCACCCGCCAATCCTTCACACCCTGCGGCCGAACCTGAGCATGGATCGTCCACGAATACCCGTCCTGCGTACAAGCACGCATCACCGTCGCATCATCCGAAATGGACCCGTCAAACCCGACACCGATCGGCGTACCAGGCAGAACAGTCCTCGGGGCGTAGAGTTCCTGCCACCTATCAGGCTCGACAGCCGCGCCATAGCCGACTGTGAGGATGTTTCCGAAGAACCGCTTCGCCTGCGGGGTGTCGCGGACCATCAGATCCACGGCTTCGTTCTCGATGGCGTCGAGATCCACATGCCCGCCGTTCTCGCGGCGCACATCCGGCGGATACACGGCCCGATGAATCTGCGCCCGCTCCCGCTTGTTCGTATACGACAGCCGGGAAGGCGGCTGTACGAACTGGCAGTAAACGTCCTTCGCCAGCGACTCGTACTGGACCTGAGCGACGGATTGCTCCGAAGGGTCCCAAGCGTTCGTCGTCAACGACGCCCGCCCGCCCATGCCGGCGAGCCCGCGATATTGGGTGTCCGCGACCTTGTCCATTTTGTTGGACTTCGTCCAAATCCCCACTTCGTCTTGAGGAACGAATGTGACCCTCTGACCGAGACGGGACTGGGCGCTTGAGGTCACGGTGTCGATCCGGCCGCCACCCGGAAGACGAATGAACTCCTCACCCGTCTTCGGAATAACGTCGGCCAGCGGGCCCTCGCGGATCATCGGACGCAACGCGTCGTAAATGTTGTCGGTTTGCTCCTCAGAGAACGCCGTGATCTGGATCAGTGGGGTCGGCCAAGGCATCCCCATTGGCTCGCCGGGGTCGTATGGATGCTCCCATCCGCAGCCGCAACCCCAATCCGAACATGCGAACCCGTCATCGCGTCCAGCCCACCCGAAGAACAGGACCGGACCGACACCCTCAGCGCAGATATGCGCAGCCGTGTGCGGACCCTTCCCCAACTTCTGCGGACCGACCAGCATCCCACGACGAAACACGAACGCCGGCGCGAGAATCGGGTTCACCGCGTCGTACTCGACGTCGCCCCGAACTAGGTAGAAACGGGCGAAATACTCAAGCTGGAAGTCGTAGAGGCGGAACTGGTCGCCCTTGCGGAACCCATCAGGGATGACACAGTGCGCTTCAACCCACGACGGCACAACGGCCATCGTCTTGTCATGCGCCACCCTGAACGACCTTCAGCCGGTCCTTCACCGACGGCCCGGACTCCGGACGTTCCCGCACCACCTGCGGAGCCGAACCGATCCGCCACTTCAACGAATTCATGCCCGGAACCGTGATCCCAAGAGAATCCATCAACTGACGGACCAGCGTTCGAGCAGCAGTCGGCGCCTTCGCGGATTCCGCCACCCGGACAGCCCGCACAAACATCGCCACTTCCAGCTCCTGACCGTTCCTCTCCCACATCACCGCCTGCGGACGCGCCCACTCCGACCGCCAAAGATCCAACTCTCTCTTCGTTGCCGTAGACAACGGCCAATCCGGGGCAGGACCCTCCCGGCCGGCCGGAGGCAAAGCAATCCACTCCCCCTCGTCCCGTTCCCGACGGATGGCATTCGGATCAGGAGCAGGACCGGAACGGACCCGAGCGCCACCCTTCGACATCCGGACCTCCCAAGTTCAAAGGCTGAGGGCTCAAACGTCTGAACCCGACAAAATATGCGCAGAGGTGGCTCTCTTCGTCTGGAGCGTCTCGTGCTTGTGATTTTCGACTACCCCCCCACCACTGCGTTCCTGTCCCCCTCGGTGGGGTTGTTCGGGAATCGGTTTGGGGTTGGGGGTGTCGCCGTGAGGGTCCCCGGCTGTTCTGGCTTGTTTGTGTGTGCCGGGTGTGACCGGGGGATGATGTCTGTCTGCCCCGGGGCGGTGGGGTCCCCCGAAGATCCCCCGGGTCAGTGTTCTGCTGCGTTGCAGGAGAAGTGGGTGAGTGCGAGGTTGCCGGGGGTGTTGTTGGAGATGTCGCCGTTCACATGGTGGAGGGATGGTGCCCCAGGATGTACCCCTCGTACTCTGTTCACTGGTTGGTGGCAGAGTTGGCAGATCCAGCGGTCGCGTCGGGCTATCTGGTCTAGGTGGTCCCGGGCCAGGTTCTTGTCACGTCCCCGATGTGCTTCGCATCTCCCCTGGTGGGAGAGGGTGTTGCAGTAGGACTCCAGGCAGATGCGAAGAACCATGGTTCTCCCTAGAAGATCGCGGGGTATCCGACCGAGCCCAGCCAACCTCAAATGGTGAATGCGCGCGCTGGTGTGTGGATACCCCGCAAAGGGGTCGGCCGTCGTTGCCGGACTGGCTTTCATCAGTTCGGATGGATGTCCCCACTCGGAAACCGGAAGGCCGGAACATCGCCACAACCATTACAATGAGGACAGGGAGTAGTGGTCACACCGCGAACCTCGGCCGTGACGAACCCAGGATCTCTCTTCGCCTCACGCCAATCAACACTGCCAGTGCCGTCGCAGTGGAAGCACGGGATAGCAATAATCTCGCGGCCTGCATCCGTCATGCGGGGGTCCCGTTCGGCAGCCGTGGGTCCGTACGCAGCTCGATACCGAACCTTCGATACAGGGGACGCAGCGAATCAACGAAGGCCCAGCCCAGGTCGCGGAGCCTCTCGCCGAAGTCCCACCATTGGAACGCCAGGGTCTTACGCAATTCCTCATCGGGAAGACCCTCGTGCCAGAACGATGGCATCTCGGAGCGGAAGCGTTCTGTGCTCATGCGAGGGTCCCGTCCGGCTGCTGTGGGTCCGGCGGCCACCATTCATGCTCATCAACAGGTATGCGAGCTTTGAGGGCTCGGGCGATGCAATCACGAGTCCCCACCGAGTCCCCCAATGGGAACGCCACCACGAGGTTCGCGCCTGCGTCGACCATCGCCTGGTTACGGATCGGTCCTGCCGCCTTGCCGTGAGTCTTCCAATCGGCGGGCCACGCTTCGACGGTGAACCCCATGTTGGTGGCCTCTTCGGCGGCGATGGTGTCTAAGCCTGGTGCGTCGCCGTGAACGATGAGGTCGGTCTCGGGGTCGAGGTGTTGGAGGGCGGATC